CCTTTAGCCATAGCTTTAGATTTTTTGCCACCATACATCATCTTTGTCTTAGCACCATTCTTACCTTTAATTTTAGCTATGCCTTTTGCAATACCACCTTTAGCCATAGCTTTAGATTTTTTACCACCTTTAGCCATTGCTTTTGCCTTTTTCATTCCAGCCATTATTTACTCCTCATGTTTTTAAATTTATCTATTCCCTTTATCCCTAACCCAGCAGAAACTGTCAAAAATAAAAGGTACGTATACCACTCTGGTAACTCATTAAGTCGTTGAAATCCGTTTTTAACCACATCTTCCATGCCGGGTATGAAGACTAAAATTGTTGGAATCAATACTACGATTGTGATCACTTCATCTTTCCACGAGTTTTGAGTACCCTGTGCCATTATTATTTCCCACTTTGAATCGTGGGTTGCTGCAGTTTTCATAATCTCAGCTTCTGCTGCAGCTTTGGTTTGTGCTAACGTTGCTTTAGCTTTCTGTTTCTCTATCTGTCCTTGCATGAATGATCCTGCAAGTTCACTAATCGGTCCTATTAATGCTTGAAACATTATGTATTTTCCCCTGTTGGTTCGCCTATGTATACGCAGGTGCTATATCCATTTAAGTATTGAGGATCTTGTGTTATACTGGATCTTACTTTTGCTACATACTGGTAGCAGTTATCTGATGATGTAAAAGGGAAATTAACCATTGGAAAATTTACCCATGTTGATGTTTCACCTAATGCCCATAAAATTGTTATTACTGGAATCCACATTATTTTTTCTTTTTCTTAGCAGTTTTAGCTGATCTTTTAAAGTTTGCGGCAGTAGGAGCACCCTTACTTCCGGGCTTTCGCATTTTTTCCTTAGACCCTGCTGCAATCCTTTTTTTCTTAGCGTGGATATTAGCGTATAAACCTTTTTTAGCAGGTGTTTTTTTTCCACCTCTTTTCATCATTTTAAAATCAGCACCACTAAGTTCGCCATCTTTATTTTTATCAAGTTTTTTTTGTCCACCTTTTAACATTTCCATCTTCTCCGTGCTTGTCTTAATCTGCTGTTAGGGTTTTTAGCTGCCTTAGGAAACTTTTTCATTTGTCCTGCAGATCTAGCACAATATGATTTCCTACGCTTTGCATCCTTACTTCCCTTTTTAACTTTGCCTGTAACGGCTGTTTTAAGTTTACTTCCGGGATTATCTCTTCGGTATTTTGCAACACCTTTCTTAGTCATTCCAGCACCTGACTTTGTAGCTCGCTTGTGTCCACCTTTTATAGTGTGACCCTTCATATCGCCTTTTTTAGATGCCATTATTTATTCTCTTTCTTTGGAATACAATATGCTTTAATATATATTTTATCCCCTGCAACTCTTTGATGGTTGTTTTGGTTTTGTACTTTATTAGAATACTCTAAACAAGTATCTAAGTCTTGAAAATATATTTCTTCTTTTACATCTGTTCCTATTAAAAATACTATTAGAACCCAGATCAATTTAAGTTATTTTCCCCATAACTTTTTTAAATAGTTTTGTGTTAAAGTAGACTTTACAGCCATTTCATTATTATTTTCTTTTACAAAATGCATATTAACATCATATATGTTACGCAATATATAAGTTTGTTCGTATGTTACGTTAGTAGACATCCAACCTATAATTGCTTTTCGCACTCCTTTTTTAATTGGTGCGACTGTGTGAGCATATATTATAGGAAAGAAAAGAACTTGTCCTGCTTGTAACTTATAGGGTATTTGACCTATTTCATTATCAACAATAAATTCTCCACCATCATAATCACTATTTAAACATATAGAAAACCCATAATCAAAATATGCATTATTTATTTTAGGTTCAGCTTTAAAGTTATCTATGTGTTTATCATAATGCCCCCCTTCATTGTATTGGTTATAAAAATTTACCGATACTTTTGTAGGGTTTATTACTGCATCAACAAACGGATTATTATATATTTTTTGTGTTATTAATTCACGTACCTTATCAGGCATGTTTGTTGATTCTTCATTATTCTTTGATCCTGTAAGTGGCTTAGATTTTGAGCCATCTTCCATTTGGCAGGTATTTTTGACACAGAAGTCTACCTCTTCTGGAGTTAGTAATTGAAGTAACATTTAACTTCCTTGTTAAAGTTAGAAGGGGCAAGTTACCCTGCCCCCTCATAAAAAGTATTAAGTTCCAGTTGAAACTGTTGCAGATTCTACTGGGTTTTTAGAAACGTCACACATTACAACGTGAATACGAAAACGTAACGCACTTTCCCCAGATGACCCACCATCAAGGATGAGTGCATCAATAGTATCTGCAGAAGTAAGCATTTTTGGGTTTGCCCCAGATGCTCCAACTGCAGCGTTTAGGAAAGGTGAAAATCCAGCAGCACATGCTGATCCATCAAGAAATGTATCAACATCACCACCAGTGAATCCAATATCCATAGTTATCTGTCCGTTACCTCTAGCTTCAAGAACTTCAAGGCATCCACCGATAATCATAGTGTCAGCAGGGATGTCCATTAATTGAACAACATCTCCACCTGCACCACCATCAGCAGTATCCCAAACTTTAGAAGTTCTAACGTAAGCTTTAGCAGCGTCAGATATGTGACCTGTAGTGCCACCACCAGTAATGGTGTTATTATATGTAGCCATAAGTTAATCCTCCCTTAATCTAAGCTAACGACAGCACGACACATTGCTTCAGGTCTGAGTACCTTTCGACCAAACACATGAAGTCCTCTAACTACGTCAGAGAAACTTTCTGTTGATCGAACTACTTCAGTCTTTGCAATATGAGATGCAGTAGCAGTTGATGACATATGTCCAGCTAATAGGATGTTTTCAGAACCATCAGTAGCAAGACCTGATATTGTTACCTCATCAGTACCAGCAGTTGAATTTAATGCTGTAGTCTTGTAGCATGAAAATCCTGCAATGTTACCAAGAGACACAAGACCATTTCTTAATGGTGATGTCTGATCGCCTGTTACCTGAACTTCGGCAAATTTTGCACCTGCTGAGAATAGATGCTTATAGAATAATGGTGGTGCAACAAACCATCTGTTTTCTTCTGGAACAGATTGATCGTCTAATGAACTCGCCATTATAAGCATTGTATTTACAGCAGTATCTCCCGGAGTAGTTGCACCACCAATATCAAGAGCAGTACCTAATGTACCGATACCTGAAATTTGTTTTGTAGTTGCACCTGATTCTCCGTTTAGACCTGCGTTGGTTGCCATTAAATCTAAAACATTTGCATCATACTTTCTTTTAAGAGAGTATGCACCAGATGATGTTGCTAATGCTTCAAAGTTAACGTGAGACTGACGTTCTTCTATATCGTCAATCTTAAACGCAAATGCGTTTGCTTGATCAACAACCATAGTAATTTGGTCATCAGCCAAGTCTTGAGTGTTAACCACAGCACCTCTTGTATAAGATGAAACTGTGATTGTAGGTTCTTTGATAATATTAACCGTATCGCCAAAGTTCTCAATTTCACCAGCATAGTCTGTATTGGTAATGTCCTCCACAACCGATGCTCTGCGAAAAAATTTAAGAACTTTTTGACTAAAAATAGACGGTGTAAAATTACCACTGGGCAGGTTTGCGTAACCTGCAGAGGTATCAAAAGCCATAAGACTCTCCTTCTTCTTAGTTAAAAGTTACAATTTATGACGAAAGATCTATTCTACCTTCAGAACGTGCTTTGTCGATTTCTGCTTCGACTTTTTCAAATTCCCAAGGTTTCATTCTTTCTATTTCAGAAGCTTTCCAAATTCTGTTGCCTTTTCCATCTGTTGTTTTAACATCTCTTGTTTGAGGTGCGTTTACAGATGCAGCAGCATCATTTTGTTTTGGTACACTTCTTGATGGTTTCCCAGTATCAGCCTTATATAAGTCTACTACTCTGGATGCCCATCTAGCATCTGTGCTATTCTTGTATATACCATTTGATATAGATGAAGGTTGTTCTTCTAAC